TGCGTAGCAAGAAGTTGCAGGACCATCTTGAGGCACTTCAGTCGCGCTGTCACTTTCTTGACTTGACGATTGACACCGAGCGTGACAAAATGTTGCGTATCAAGCAGGTGCATCGTGATACTGAAGGCGGACTGTTCCGTGACTATCACTTTGATGGTGATCAGGGTGAGCAGGTGTTGCAGTTCATGTTTGACAACAAGGCTCGACTGCGCGAGTTGTCGATGCGTATGGCCCTCAAGATTGCTGATTTGGTCAAGATCAGCGACAATTGGAAGTTGCTTGCTGAGAGTACCGTGATGAAGCGGGCTTGATACTCCGTTACCCGCTGAGGCGAGAGGACCATAAAGGTCCTCTTTCCTTTTTAGGTTGCAATATCTAGACGAGGTGTTATAATATTTCTATGTTTAAGAATAAGGACCAATTAGCTAACTACTTAATAAGTGGTCATGTACATCTTAGTAAGAAAGATTATGGATTTTTCAATAATATGAAAATTCTTACTACTGATAAGAAACCTATAACTAGCAATCAAGATAAACTATTCAATAAGTTATTGATCAAATATCAACGTCAGTTAAATAAGTTAGGTCATGAAGTACAAAAACTAACTAAACTATCTTGGAAACATGATATACTAGAAAGCAAACAAGAATATCTAGATGCATATATAAGTATCCATGATACTACTATTAGTATAAGGGCACCATTCAATAATAAGTTTATTCAAGCGTTTCGTAAGATACCATTAAATAAGTTCGTTTGGAATAAGAATAAAAAAATTTATGAAGCGTCTTTTTCTACATATCAATTAAAGATCGCTATTGATAATGTGAATAATTGTTATGAATCTGTGAAATATTGTGCCAAGGTTAATCAATTATTAGTCGGGGTAAGCGAATATGTTGATGTAAAATATTGGAAACCTACATTAGTAAAGATACATGATCAATACTATATCTTAGCAAGTAATAGTTACTTAGATGAATCGACTAAACACATTGAATTGAATGACGACCTTAAAACGTTTTATATATTGAGCCAATATGGTGTAACAGTTCATGAAGATTTAATCATAGATAAAAAATCTAAGTTTGCTAGCGAATATATTACATCGGTTGATACTATCGACCTAATAGAAATGTGTGATTGGTTGAATACTCTCAATGTAAAGTATGTTTTTACATCTAGAGATATAGTATATAATAAAGAGTTGAGTAATGATCTAAAGTTGGCATTACTTGAAAAAGGAATAGCTTGTAGGCCAGTTAATTTGAATATGCATAAAAATAGTGTGCTATTAAAAACACATGCAAATTATACTTTATTTTCTCATATGAATTATGATAAGATAATACATCTTACTAATAGCAGACCAGTAAAGATAAGATGAGATCAATAAAGTGTGAGCGCTGTGCTAATGAATTCGTGTGTAATAGGAATGATATAGAATGCTGGTGCTATAAATTTCCTCACGTGAGGCTAGATAGTACAGAAAAATACAACGATTGTTTATGCGAAAAATGTTTAATAGAATTACATAATGAAAGAAGCAAAGATAATAATTAAAGATGAAGTCAATTGTAAAATCGAGGGATTAGACCTCGATTGTCGCAAAGCACTAGTGCGCAAGTTTGAACATGAAGTTCCCGGGGCGCGTTATCTACCTGCAGTCCGTCTTGGTAGATGGAACGGTAAAGTTAGTTATTGTAGTTTGGCAGGTAGCACGTACATCAACTTAATTCCAGATATCGTTCCTATATTACAAGAATATGATTACGATATCGATTTAGTTGACCTGCGCGAGTATCAAACTTCATATAGTTTTGATGAGATTAAAGAAGACAGTTTTAGTGATAAGATATGGCCAAAAGGACATACGCAAGAAGGTCAGCCTATCACATTGCGTGATTATCAGGTAGAGATCATCAATAACTTTTTGAGTAATCCGCAATGTATTCAAGAAGTAGCCACGGGTGCTGGTAAGACTATCATGACTGCGGCATTGAGTAAATCTGTAGAACAATATGGTCGCAGTATCGTGATCGTGCCCAATAAAAGTTTAGTCGTACAGACTGAGGCAGACTATATCAATCTTGGACTAGATGTTGGTGTATATTTCGGTGATCGTAAAGAATACAACAAACAGCATACAATATATACTTGGCAGAGCCTAAACAACTTATTGAAGAACACCAAGTCAGGTGAAGCAGAAATCAATATCAAAGAGTTCATTGAAGATGTTGTATGCGTAATGGTCGATGAAGTACATATGGCTAAGGCTGATGCATTAAAGTCATTGCTAACCGGACCATTTAGTCAAATACCTATACGCTGGGGACTGACTGGTACTATACCTAAGTCAGTATATGAGCAAGTAAGCTTATTGGTAAGTCTTGGTCCAGTGATAGGAAAACTTAGCGCAGCAGAACTACAAGAGAAGGGTGTATTGGCACAGTGCCATGTCAATATCGTGCAATTAAAAGACGGGGTTGAATTTACAAACTATCAAAGTGAACTCAAACATTTATTAGAAGATGAAAAACGTTTAGATAAAATTGCCCAACTTATTGATAAAGTAAAAGATAGCGGAAACACTCTAGTACTTGTTGATCGTGTCAATGCGGGGCGCGAATTAGTATCACGTTTGAAAGATAGCGTATTCATTTCGGGCGAAACAAAACTCACGGAGCGCAAAGAAGAATATGACGAAGTAAAGACTAGTGATACCAAAGTTATCGTTGCAACATATGGGGTCGCTGCTGTAGGTATTAATATTCCACGTATCTTTAATCTTGTATTGATTGAACCTGGCAAATCATTTGTCAGAGTCATTCAGAGTATCGGGCGCGGTATTCGTAAAGCAGAAGATAAAGATCACGTAGAGATTTGGGATATTACAAGCGATTGTAAGTTTGCCAAACGTCACTTGACACAACGTAAAGCATATTACAAGGAAGCAAAGTATCCATTTACACTTGAAAAGCTTGACTATTGAGATGTACTGTAGTAAAATTACAACATGCGTATATTAACATTAGAAAACAAATATTACAACTTAGAAACTCTTCCGGAAGAAATTGATGATCTTAGATTTGCTATACTGGATAATAGCAACCCACAAAACGTAGATTATCATTATATCCCATTAATATTTCTTGAGTCATTCAACGCTCCTGCATTAGTATTAAAAATTGGCAACCGTATGGTAAAGATGCCATTAGACTGGCAAGTATTGATCGGCGAAAAAGAACACGGGGATTTAGAAACGTTGCCATTGAGTAGCCTAAATGATCGCGGCTTCAGTGCGTTTGAATTTAATCCCCTCACTAGTTTTAATCCTACATTTTTACCAATAGAAATCGTAGATATCTATAACGATGTCACATGGTACGCCCCTAGATTGCGTAATGGTCAGTTCTTATGTGTGCCTATTGATGATGGTGAGAAGCCACGTTGTGTATATTTCGTTAAAGAGATTAGCCGCAATTGTGAGATCGTAGATTACAATCAGGTGTTTTAATGAAATACGGTATCAAAGTTCCACTAGCACTAGATCATCATGGTGAGTATAATGATTGGTTGTGGGTCACACAAGGTGATAGTAAATTTCATCTAGCACCGCTATTATTTGAAACTAAGAATGAAGCGGAACAATATGCCTTGAGTGTATGGGGAGAAACTGCTAAAGTAGAAGAGTATGGCGAAAACAAAGACACCAACTGAGGAAAAATTTGATAAGCAAGACTTCAATCTATTTGAAGCCTTGACCGCCATCGATAAAAAAGATTATGGGTATTACGATAGACTGACAGACGAACAAAAGAAAAAGTTTAGTCCTTATGTGCTAATACAATATCTAAGTTCTGTTAAGGGTAGCAAGGATCTGCAAACTTACTATCTACAAAGTGTAGATTATCACAGTAACAAATATATACTAGATAGCACACTCAATAAGAAAGATTCTGCTCACCCTAAACTACAATGGCTTATGTTATGTGCATCAAGTCCCGGATTAGGAAGTCAGTTTCATCCTTGGATTCCTTCATTGAAAGAACGCTGCACTAAATTTAAAGATAAGATTACATTAAAAGAAGTGAAAGATTTTTATAAAAAAGTTTATCCTAAATCCGATGATCAAATAATCACTGAGATTAGTCAAGCATATACCAGTCAGCAGAACAAAAGATATCGACTAGCGCAGATATTTCCTACTATGAAAATATCAGACATAGAAATTCTATCAGAGTCGGTCACAGAAGAAGAATTAGATAAGTATGAAGAAGAAAGAACCTTCTAATTTAAATTGCGAGTTTTGCGGTAGAGATTTCTTGCGCGAAACTACTATCATTAAACATTTATGTGAGCCTAAACGTAGGTGGCAAGACAAAGATAAGCGTGGCAACCAGATAGGTTTTCAAGCTTGGATACAGTTTTATACTAAACATTCTAGCAAGAAGAAAAAAGAATATGAAGATTTTATAAAGAATGCTTATTATAGCGCATTTGTTAAATTTGGTAACTATTGTTTAGATGCACAGGTCATGAATGTTCCAAGATATATTGATTGGCTTTTAAAAGAAAAGGTAAGTATAGATCATTGGAATAGAGATTCTGTTTATACTAAATTCATCATTGATTATAATCTTGCTGAAGACCCATTCGATGCTATAGCACGTAGCATAGAAACTACGGTAGTCTTATCTCAACACGATAAGATACAAACAAAAGATGTGTTTCGATATGGTAATAAAAATAAAATTTGTTTTGAGATAGTAAAAGGTAAAATTAGCCCATGGATATTATATCAAAGCAAAAGCGGTCTTCAATTTTTAGAAACTCTAGATAACACACAGCAAAAAACTATAATAGACTATATAAATCCAGAACGTTGGGCTATAAAGTTCAATAAAAATAAAAATGTTATCAATGAAATTAAAGAATTTTTAAATGTAGGCGGCTATTAATTTTATGTCTACTGATTTTAAAAAAATATTAGCTGAAGAGGAAAGATATATAATACTTCACGGCTTTATTCCTTCATTGCTTATAACCGACTTCAAGAACAGATTGTCTGAATTATATCCTG